TTCTCCTACCGTAAAATTTTTGTTCGCCCTCAACGGGTGAAGGACTCAAAAAATTTTACTACTACAGGAGAACATTATGTTAGTTTTAAATTATCCTACTAAAAAAGTTTTGGCCGAGGCGGTCGGCGAGCCACTGAATTACACAGAGACTTCAATATTCGGAGAAGAATACGCTCCTAATAAAGTAATTTATGGCTCTAACCGACCTCACATCACTGGTTTTAAGCGAGAATTTTACGCTGAAGTTACTATCTCAAAAGGTTTAATCTCTAAAGTTAAGTAACTTACTAAGCTCTCTTAGTTCTTAATTGAATTAAGAGAGTTTATTTTTTTTGCAGTGATTAGATTTATGTAGTGCAATATTAAAAAATATTATGACGATGTAGACCGAAAATTAAAACAATACTGACCGAAAATTAAAGAGGAGTAAATTATTATGACCGATAACAAGCAATTTAATAATCACCCTACTTGGAAACTTGTTGTAGTTAATGGAAATCTTGTATGGCAAAGAGTTAAATAAATTCCTGTAGTAGTATTAGGAACAAGGATGTTCCATTTTTTATTGTAATAATTAGTAACTAAAAATTTAAACCTTCACCATATATATTAAACCAATATATATTTAGGGGGGTTGACACTGGGTGCCAGAGTGTGCTAGGCTGAACATCACAAAAGCCACCCAACTGCCTGAAAAACAAGGAGATTGCAAGATGAGCAACAAACTAAAAACGCCCTATACCGAAATAAACGGAGAGAAACACATCACTTTCCCATCAGGTCTAGCTAAACTGATGGCCCATCAAGAGGTAATCAACAACCCCGCCAAAGTAAAAACAAAAGAACCCCTGAATGTTACCTCTCAGATTGAGGAGTTCTTTAAAAAGGGAGGTACAATTAAAGAAATCCCACCAACAGATAGGTCTGTGCCTGAATGGACATGGTGGCAAGATAACTATCCTAAAAATTACAGGAGGTAACATGATTACAATTACAAGCACCAACATTTTTAATAATAAAACACAATTAACTGACCCAAAAATGGGAGACAAATTTAATTTAGATATTAATTTAAATGATGGTCAGAGAATGCACAGTGTTAAAGTAGGTAGGAAATGGATATACTTTAAAGTTATTTTAGGTGGAAAAGTTATTAAAAAATCTTTTAAAGAAGGTAAAATAATTTTACATAATAGATATTGGAGGACTGCTAGAACTGATGCTTGGTATGAGCATTGTGTTTTAACTAAAAGAAAATCATTACCTAAAAATTGGAAAGAGGCATATTAATATGGAAGATTTAGATCATAATACATTTGTTAAATTAATGGAGGAAATACTATGAGTAATGTAATTAATTTTAAGAAAGTAGAAAGCACATCTATATCTGATGAAGAATTAAATAAAGAGCTTCAATCTTTTCGTGATAGAATAAGATTTAATATACATAATTTATTAACTTATTTTGAAGGAGAAGATATTTCTTGTAAAGAAGCTACCATTTCTATGCAAGAATTAATTTTTCAATTAATAGAATCAAAGCACGTTAAACAAACTGATCTAGAGATTGGAATCCAGATATTAAATGATTTAAAAAAACCACCTACTGAGGTACATTAAAATGAGTGGGGCAGATAGCAATGGATATATAGATTATGAAGGTACTCCAATACAAGAAGTGCCTGATATAAAAGAAAATGAGTTTCGTTTTAGCAATTTAAAAAGTGCTTACGAAGCAATGAAGTATCAACATCACCCCGATTATATTTATAATGTAGAGTATAATAAAAATGATGGGGGTTATTTTGTAGTGGTAGTAAAGGACGATTCAAATAAAAGGATTGGTTACTTAGAAGATTATTAATTAATACAACTGGAGAAATACCATGCAATACAATAACGTAACAACTTTAAATACAACTGCACAACAAGAAGCTAGAATAGCTTTAATAGATAGTGATTATAACGGTGCTGATTTTCCTGTAGAGTATTCATCTTTATATATTGAAGACGGTACTCGTGTTACAAATAAATATGCCAGTGTAAATGATACTACTGGACAGATTTTAGGGATTCACAGCAGTTCGTATAAGCCATTGACTCATAAACAAATGATAGATACTCAACGTGGTATTATTGTTAGGTCAGGTATGGCTGACAATTCTATTAAAGAAACAATATCTTTAAACCACACTGGTAAAAAATGTTTTGTGAAGCATACACTACCTAATCATAGTCTTACTACACCGGATGGAGATAAAGCAGCTTTAACATTCTTGGCTATTAATTCTTTCTGCGGAACTTGGGCTTTTCAAACTTCAGTAGGAGCAAATCAATGGGCTTGTGACAATGGACAAGTATTTACAAGCGGTGCTGCTTCCATTTATAAATCCAGGCATAACAGACACTTAGACACTGACCATGCTGCTGATGTTATTACTAAAGCTATTCCAATTTTTATGGAGCAAGTAGAGCTGTGGCATCAATGGCATGGAACTGATATTACTGATTATAAAGCAGCATTAATCTTTGCAGAAACTTTAAGCAACCCTAAAATTATAGATGCGCTTTATTCTACTCAGGGTTTCTCACTTGATACTGTAGTCAATTCGCCAGAACTTAGACGCTCAAGAAATTTTATGTATATGTGGGACAAGTGGAACACACATTACAGAAATACTTTAGGTGCTAATCTTTGGGCTGTATATAACACACTGACTGATTGGGGAACCCATGTTCAAGGTAGAACAAATAATGTTGCTAACATTCAGCATACTAGGGGTGTTAAAATACAAAAAGTTTTAGATCATCATCGTTTTGGATTTAATAAAGCAGCATAACTTGTGTGGTGGTAGTACTTTAGGGGGTGTAAAAGCCCCCTCTTTTTAAGGAAAATATTATGAAAATATATATATTAGTATTAAAGAAAGCAGATACTTATCTTCCAGATTCTTGCTATATTAATAAAGACAACGCGATTTTTATAAAAAATAAAATGAAAAAAGATTTTGATACTGAGTATGAACTTAAAGAAATGAGTATCTGTGATTCATCTTTTATTAACCAAGATGTAGATCCTTTAAAATATAAATGGGGGCAAGCCTAATGAAAACTTATATTCATGTAAACCAACACAACATTAAAGCTAATGCTAAAGGAGATAACAAAGCTGTATTAACTGTAAAGGATTACAAACAAAACAGAAAATGTAATGAAGTTAATTTTACTAACGGTAAAGTTATTTATAGTCCTGATAAACCATTACCTTGTGGTGCAAAGGTATGGATTGAAACTGAAGAGCCAGTTGAAATTATAGGAGAATGGTATGTCTGATTCTAAGTGTTCTATATGTAAAGAATGTAAAGCTGTTGTCACCACAAATGGATTGTTATGGTGTGCAAATTGTTATACACATTATCTAATAAGAACTATGAATCGTAGGAGAGTTAAGAATGTTTAAAGTACACAATCCAAAAATAAATTCTTTTGCTCAAAGAAATCCAGACAATTTCTTTTTAGTTGTTATGATGGTATCATTAAGCATACAACAAAAATGGTCATTGGTTGGTAGTATGTTGTCTGATATGTTGATAAACAAATCAAACTCTAAATATATATGGGGTAGTAAACAGTTTGCTTTTAACTATATGACAATACATAAGTATTTTATTTATGGACAAATGATGGCAGTAATAAATTCTAAAAATCTTACGCCTCATGCTCAAGCAGTATCGTTAATGAAAATCTTTCTAAAAATTCCGGGTTTAGGAATAGCCAAAGCAGGTTTTGTATGTCAACTTGTAGCGGGTTTGGTTGGATGTATGGATGTACATAACATTAAAACTTATGGTGTTGATATTAACCTATTGAAATATAACAAGAAACTTACAGGTAAAAAAGCAAAAGAAAATAACAGGCGCAAGACAGAAAAATATATTACACTGTGCCACGATTATGGTACAGAAAATCTATGGAATTCTTGGTGTTCAATGATAGCAAGTAAGTATCCTAAAGATTTTGTTGATGGTAATCATGTATCTGAATTACACTACACTTATTTAACTGGAGAATATTATGACAACATTAAAGAATAGAAGAAATCAAATGACAGACAGAGCTTTCTTGTTTAATAGAAATAAAAAAGGAGAAGAACCAGTATTAGATAAAGAATTACTCAGTAAAAAAATTGAACAACAAACAATAGCTTATGTAAATTCTGGTGGACATATACAAAAGTGTACGCCTTTTGCATATTCAAATAATGAAAAAGAAACACTTGGTACTACGCACAGAAGAACAATTAATAACATGAGCGAGAAATTTTACAAATGAATATATTAGGGTGGACAATCTTTTTAATTATCATAGGTATAGACATAGCTATTTATGCAATGATCTCTATGTATTTTGATGGAACGTGGAAAGAATTAACGGAGGATATATATGATAACAAAAGAAACTTATGATGATCTTCGGTTACTTTTAGATACATTAGATGGTATACCATTTGACAACAAGAAAAGTATATTGTATCGTGAAGCAATTAGATTACTTGTAGAAACATATGAGGAAGAAAATGCGTAGATCACCGCCCAACCAACTCAGAAATAAAAACAATCCTGTAGCAAAAAATGCTAGGAAGTTTAACAAATTTATGGTACACTCTGACAAGTATAAGGAATCAAAGAGGGGCTATAAAAAGCATAAAGGAGAAACTGACAAGGATGTTACTTAACTTATTTTTAAACCATACCTTTGGAGGTATATAGCATGGCTGTACTAAAAAATCGCCCACTAGTTTGGGCTTCAATCACTGTACCTAACACTACTTATGAACCAGTATACTCGGTTAATGTAATAGTAGATGACGCAACTGCTGCTGATTTTAAAGATCGCGGCTTCAACATTAAAGAAATGGATGAAGGTCCGGCAGTTGTAGTTAAGCGCAAGGTCAGTGGCCCTAATGGAATTACTCGTCCTGCACCAAAACTATTTGACAGTAAAAAGAATGAGATAGATGTGTCAGTTGGTAATGGTTCTATTGGTAATGTCCAGTATAAAGAATGGGAAGTTGTCCGGCAGGGTAAGACTTATAAAGGTCTTGATCTTCAGGCTGTACAAATCCTAGACTTAGTTTCCTACAACCAAGCCGGAGATGAGTTTGATGTAGAAGAATCTTTAGAGGAGGAAGATGAGCTATGAGTTTAATCCCTGAAGATTCTACAGCAATCTTTAGGACTGATGAGGGAGACTTTAATGTCTCCCTTTTTAGTGCTGAAGGTAAGTTAAAGTTTAAACTTGCACAGAAAGCTCTAAAAGAATTGAGTGATCTAAGTGATAAGGTAATGATACTTAGAGAAGCACTTCAATCTTTAAGGTCTGACATCATGGATACTGAATGCCATGAAGAAACTTTAATAGAACGTGAACGGGCTAGAGATGATAAGGGTCAGTATGTAGGTGACGATCCATCAACTCCAGATATTAATGAAGCATATAAATAAGAGGAATAAGTATGGTTACTAATGGATATAATTATCATCGTGATGAACCGCGATTAACTAAACAGAGAGATCGCATATTTAATCTTATGAAAGATGGCACTAAGCGCAGCCTCTCTGAGATTAGTTTAATTACCAACTCTCCAGAAGCATCAGCTAGTGCTGCTCTTAGAGACTTTAGAAAGAAAAAGTATGGTAGTTATTCAGTTGAAAAGGAATATGTAAGGAACGGACTATGGCTTTACTGGATTGTACTAGGCTCTCAAGCTAGAGAAGAATCAATGCAAGGTAGTTTATTAGAGGAATAAGTATGGCGTTTGCTAAATATCATTTGCCCTGCCCTGATTGTGGCGGGAGTGATCCTGTGTCTATAAATGAAGATGGATCGGGATATTGTTTTAGTTGTAAGACTAGATTTAAAAATTATGAGGAGGCTTGCGATGGCAGTATAGATTCAACTCCTATAGATATAAAACCTTATAGGAATAATACTATGAACTATGCAGAAGGAGAGTTCTTAGCCCTTACTGACCGAGGAATATCTTTAAACTCAGCCAAGACTTTCGGAGTTAAGGCCGTAAAAAACTTTGAAGGTAAGATAATTAAACACTTGTACCCTTACTATATAGCGAATGAAATTGTGGGCTATAAAGTTAGAGAGCAAAACAAGATGTTTACATGGAAGGGAACGGGCCAAGGGAGTGGTCTCTTTGGTGAGCAGTTATGTAGATCGTCAGGTGGGAAATACATTACTATTGTAGAAGGTGAGTGTGATGCTATGGCTGCTTATGAACTGTTAGGTTCTAAGTGGCCTGTAGTTTCTATTAAGAACGGTGCGTCTGGTGCAGTCAAAGATGTTAAACAATCTTTAGAATTTCTTGAGCAGTATGAAACTGTAGTTATAAACTTTGATAATGATAAACCCGGAAGAGAGGCAGCTAAGAAGGTAGCTACTTTATTAACTCCGGGCAAAGCAAAGATACTACATCTTTCAGAAGAGTTTAAAGATGCCAATGATATGCTCCGTAAAGGAACGGCTCACGCTTATACTGCTGCTTGGTGGAACGCTAGAATTTATACGCCTAGTGGAGTGGTCAATGCTAAAGACTTAAAGGAAAAGTATTTTAACAGGGAGAAAAAAGAGTCAGTACCTTTTCCTTGGGAGGGTTTAAATAAAAAGCTATACGGACTCAGAGCCGGAGAGTTAATTACTTTAACTGGTGGTACTGGGCTAGGTAAGTCTAGTATTACAAGAGAGCTAGAGCATTGGCTCATCACTCAGACTCAAGATAACGTAGGCATTGTAGCCCTTGAAGAACATGATATGAGAACCCTTGATTGTCTAATGTCAATAGAGGCAAACGACAGATTATATGTAGACCATATCAGAGAAGGCTACGATAAAAGTTATTTAGATGAAGTCTATAGTAAAATATATGACAATGGTAGAGTATGGATTCACGCACACTTTGGATCAAATGACATAGATGAAATCTTTAGTAAGATTAGATTTATGATTATTGGTTGCGACTGTAAGTGGATTATAGTTGACCACCTTCATATGCTTGTATCAGCGACAACAGAAGGAGATGAACGTAGAACTATAGATAGTATTATGACTAGGCTACGATCTATTGTTGAAGAAACAGGGGCAGGGATGGTACTAGTGTCTCACCTTCGTAGAGTAGAGGGTAACAGGGGACATGAGAATGGTGTTACTGTAGGGTTAAATCATCTTAGAGGTTCTCAATCTATCGCTCAACTATCTGATTGTGTTATAGCTTTAGAACGTAACCAACAATCTGAAGATCCTACAGATGCACAAACAACTCATATGCGTGTACTTAAATCTAGATATACTGGTGATGTGGGTATGGCAACTCATTTGCTATATGATCAAGATACTGGTAGACTCAAAGAATTAGATGCCGCAGACTTTGAGGATGATGGAGAAGAACTATGATTTCTCTAGTATTTGATATAGAAACTGATGATCTTAAAGCTACTAAGATTTGGTGTCTTAGTACTTGTGATGTCCAAACAGAAGAACTTAATTCTTATTATGGAGATACATTACAAGAAGGCATTAAGAAATTGCAGGGTGCAGATAAATTAATTGGTCACAATATAATTGGTTTTGATATACCTGTGATACATAAACTTACGGGAGTTGATTTATCTTCTAAGAAATTAGTAGATACTTTAGTCCTTTCGCGTTTGTTTAATCCAGTGAGAGAAGGTAATCATGGTCTTGAATCTTGGGGCTTTAGGTTAGACTTTCCTAAGATAGAGTTTACAGACTATGGTAACTTCTCACAGGAGATGGTGACATATTGTGAGAGAGATGTACTACTTAACAAGAGAGTGTATGATGCTCTAAGTAAAGAGAAGCATGGTTTCTCTAGGGAATCTATAGAGCTAGAGCAAAGCATTGCGGGTATCTTAAACAAGCAGAGAGAAAAAGGTTTCTTATTAAATGTTAAGTTCGCTTCTCTCCTGCTTGCTACATTAAAAGATAGATTAGACTCTACAGTTGCAGAGGTACATAAAGAATTCAAGCCAGAAGAACACACCTTAATTCTTTACCCTACTAAAACTAGTGCAGGTAAGTTATCTAAGATGGCCGTAGATGCTAACGGTGTTAAGTACAGATTAAACTCTGATGAGTATGATGTTTTAAATGAGCAAGATCAAATAGCAAGGAGAAGCAGGACAGAGTTTAACTTAGGCTCCCGCAAACAGATAGGTGAGTACTTACAAAAGTTTGGTTGGAAGCCTACCAAGTTTACACCTACTGGTCAGCCTATTGTAGATGAATCAACTCTTAAAAAGATTGACAGTATACCGCAAGCAAAACTTATTGCTGACTATCTTATGTACCAAAAGCGTATAGCCCAGATAAAATCTTGGTTAGATAGTGCAGATAATCAAGACAGAGTACACGGTTTTGTTAATCACAATGGTACAATTACTGGACGTATGACACACAGAGAGCCTAACCTAGCCCAAGTTCCTAGCTCTAACTCACCTTACGGTAAGGATTGTAGAGCTTGTTGGACAGTTCCCAGAGGTTATAATCTAGTAGGTATAGATGCTTCTGGTCTAGAGCTAAGGATGCTTTCACATTATATGAACGATAAGGAGTTTACAAATGAAATTTTGCATGGAGACATACACTCCGCTAATCAAAAAATTGCAGGACTTAAATCTAGAAATCAGGCTAAGACTTTCATCTATGCCTTCATCTACGGAGCGGGAAATGAAAAGCTTGGAAATGTGGTTGGAGGAGGCAAACAAGATGGTCAACGACTTAAACAACGCTTCCTTGCTAATCTCCCATCACTTAGAAATCTTAAAGATAGAGTTACAAGAGCAGCGTCCAAGGGATATATCAAGGGATTAGATGGTAGAAAGATATACATTAGATCAGCACACTCAGCCCTTAATGCTTTACTACAGGGCGGTGGTAGTATAGTTATGAAGAAAGCACTAGAGCTTTTGAATGATTATATTATAGAGCATAATCTAGACGCACACTTTGTTGCTAACATCCATGATGAATGGCAGATAGAAGTATTAGAGAAAGATGCTAAGAAAGTAGGTGAGCTAGGTGTATTGGCTATACAAAATGCGGGGCTAGAGTTTAATACAAAATGTCCTTTAGATGGTGAGTATCATATAGGAGATAACTGGAGTGAAACACATTAAACATTCTAATAGTAGGGTTGGGGATTTATCAGAATTTTATGCTGTTACTTGGCTATGGGATACTGGTTATGAAGTTTTTCTTAATGCAGGTACTCAAGGGCCAATAGATTTAATTGCTTATAAGGATGGAAATGCTACACTAATAGATGTAAAAACAGAATCACATGATCCCCGCAAAAAGGGGAATTATTATTGTAATCATCAAGTAAGAACTGAATTACAAAGAGAACTAGGAGTAAAAATATTAGGATACAATCCCGCTACTAGACAACTTAGATTTGTGGAGCATAAAGATGAATAATCTAATTGAAGATATATACAAAACCATAGAGCCTTTATCAGACGGCCAAGCCTTAGATATATCTGAACAACAGATAGAAGACTTCGGTGAGGCTATGAAAGATGTCATGCGTTCTTGGGCTAATCCAACTAAAAGAGATTCTAACTTTTCTATAAGGATGTCTAATGTTGGTAAGGGTACAAGGCGCTTATGGTTTGATAACAAATATAAAAACAAACAGTCTGAATCTAAACCTAATCCTCCTACTCAAATTAAATTTTTGTATGGTCATATGCTAGAAGAACTAGTAAAACTTTTTGTAACTATATCTGGTCACGACTTAACTGGAGAACAAAAAGAAGTTGTGGTAGATAGTGTATCAGGCCACATAGATTGTATCATTGACAATGAAGTTGTTGATATTAAAACTGCATCGGGCTTTGCCTTTAGTAAATTTAAAAACGGAACACTCAGAGATGATGATCCCTTCGGTTACTTGGGGCAACTTGCAGGGTATGAAGAGTCTGAAGGTACAAGCAACGGTGGTTTATTAGTTATCAATAAAGAAAATGGTGAGCTATGTTTCTACCAACCAGAAGATTTAGATAAACCAAACATCAGAAATAAGATAAAGAATATAAACAAAGCCCTTAAAAAGAAAACGCCTCCGGCTGACCTCTGTTTTAAACCTGTAGCTGATGGTACAAAGGGCAATGAAAAGATACATAAGAACTGTGCTTGGTGTCCTTATAAGTTTGAATGCTTTGAAGACTCTAATAACGGTAAAGGATTACGGGTGTTTCAATATTCTAAGGGCTATGCCTTCTTGACTAAAGTAGTAGCAGAGCCTAAAGTACAGGAGGTAGATCATGAATTCCAAGCTTTGCAAGCAGATACGGAAACAATCTAAGACTGTTCTAGTTGAATGGTTTAAAACTTTAGTATCTAAAAAAGAATCAGAAAATATAAATGAAAGTAATATACTCTCATATCTTTCTAGTCAAACTCATGTCTTTGCTAACAATCAAATATTTTTAAGTGCCTACTCTTTTAAATGGACAGTTAAAAAAATAAAAACTTTAATTAGAAAGACTAACATGGACGTTACTACAGTGAGGTTAAAGGACATTGAACAAAAAAATTCGCAAGGGATTTAGAAAGCCTAGAATTAAACGGCCTAAAGAAAAGAACGTACCCCCTAGCTATGATTCTAATTGGGAACATGAGCTTCACAATGGGTTGTTAAAACAATGGAATCATCATACTAAAGAAATAGCTTATATAATTGAACACGTTTATGAGCCTGACTTTGTTAGAATTATGGGTAATAAAATAATTTTGTTAGAAGCTAAAGGAAGGTTCTGGGACTTTGCTGAATACAGTAAATATGTATGGGTTAAAAAAGCATTGCCTCCTAATACAGAATTAGTTTTTTTGTTTGCTAATCCTTCTGCTCCTATGCCACAAGCTAAGAGAAGAAAGGATGGTACAAAAAGAAGTCATGGAGAATGGGCATCAGCAAATGGATTTGCATGGTACAGTGAAGACTCTTTACCAAGTGAATGGGTAGATATAAACTATCGTAAAGATAATACTTTAAACATTGAAAGTGAGTAGGAGACACTATGAGTATTGATAATGCAACGCCAGAAGAATGGGATAAAATACACCAACAATTAAAGAACCAAAGTAATAATGTTTCTAGTCCGGCACATTACAACAAAGGCAATATAGAATGTATTGATGCTATTGAAGCAGCCTCAACTAAAGAAGAGTTTGAAGGTTACTTGCGTAATAATGTGTTAAAATATGTGTGGCGATTTAGATACAAAGATAATGTAACAGATTTACGAAAGGCCCGATGGTACTTAGACAAACTTATTTCTAAGGTAACGGAAAATGTGGGACCGTAAATTAGAAAGAACCGAAAGATATAACAGAAAAAGAAAACAAGAAAAACCCAAGCCTAAAAAACAAAAGGTTAAACGTAAGGAGAAGCAAGTCAATGACTGAGAAGATTGGTGTTCAGCCATATTTAGGTATTCATATTAACTATGAAAAAGAAAACTTATTAAATTCTTTTTCTAAAGAAACTATAACAGACAGATATTTATGGGAAGGTGAAACTCATGCTCAACAAGCTTTTGCTAGGGCCGCTATTTTTGGTGCAACTTATAAAGGACATACTGACTTTAATCTTGGACAGAGACTTTACGAGTACGCTAGTAATCATTGGTTTAGCTTCAGTACTCCTATACTTTCTAATGGGGGTACAAGTAGGGGTTTACCTATCAGTTGTTTTCTTAATTATGTACCTGA